CAGCGGCTCTCCATCGTCCATAACGTACAGGGTAAACATCTCATCCATAGGGACTTCATGGACAAACACTTCAATGAACTCGTCATATGACATCCCATCTTTCAAATACGCCTCGACTTCAATCCCGAATACCTTGTGACCAACGCACCTGCCGATGTACCAATCAATGGCTCTATCTTTATCAGGAGCGATGATGTAGATGCAGCATTCTTCCCTGAAACGGAACAGCTTGTTTTGAACCATGATCCTCTCTCCTTTACAAATCGTGTGGTTTGTTCAACGAACTACTTTCCAATAGCCTGAATCGAATCTCTCTTGAGCTTCTTCATAACTTATTGCTTTACTTGATCCATCAGCGTATACAACGCGAATCTTACCTGTGGGAATACCATTTGAGTCTGTATCGAAAGAAACCAGCATATGTCCAACGCCTAAACTTTTTACGAATTCGCAACCGTCGATATCGTCAACGCAAAACATGTATATTGCTCCTTTCCAAAATAACTATAGTGTTAAATACTTCGTGTAATCATCGAATTACGCAGTAACGGCTTTCGCTTCCTTCAATTCAGTCTTCAAGATTTCAGCGAATATTGGTGCAACCACATCGCAGAATGCTTTAGCTTGTCTATCAGGAGACGTGACCAAGAGATCGTCATACCAAAACTCATCTGAGAACACTTTCCGTCTTTCATCGCTTGGCAACTCATGATAAAAGATTGAAGCGAACGCATCGTTGGACACTTCTCCATGGTCAACCAAATCCAACGCATCCCACAATTCTCTTGCTTCATCTGGTGATAGTTCCTCACTCAAAAATGGGTTTCGATTCCCGTCTTCTCTGCGTTTCTGGATGATTCGAGATTTCATATTTTCGACGGTTTTCTCCATGTCAATCTTTCCGTCACGCTCACGATCACAGATTTTTCTGTAAAGATAGTCTGCATCCTTCGAGCAAATGTCGATCAGAAACGATTTGAAGCAATCTCCGAAAGACGACCAGCGATACGAGAAATCACCACAATCGGTTTGTGCATTGAAAACACCGTCATCACTTATCGAGATAATTGCCCAAGCACAACGCCAATGGTTTCCGCCTTTCAATCGGATGTTATACCGCTCCATTGTGGATTTTCCAATGCTGTATTCCTGCATCTCTTTCACCCTTTACACAATTTGTTAATAGATTCCCGCAGCAACATTGCTAAGCAGTTTCTTCGCTTTTGCGGTGAATGTATCGTCAAGGTAAAATCGCATATCAGCGTACTTTCTTGGATTTGGATTGTCGAGTTCACTGTCTTGGCAACCTTCACGGTTCAGGTGGCGTTGAAATTTATATTCTGGGCACCACTTCAATCCACCCCACTTGATCCAAGGCTCGTCCGATACCTGAACACTTTGGATTTCTTTCGGGTACGAATCGTGGTTTTTTAGTACGAGTAGGTATTCCTCCAATTGCTGTTCCCATGTCTTATAAGAGTCTCCGAACATCATCACATGGTCCGGTGAAAACATGATCTTCACGATTTTTTTTTTCATGACCTTACCTCCCTGAGCAGTTTGTTAAATGAAACATGCGCATGGCACGTCTTCTTCCAGCTGCAAATCACCGAATGACAACTGGGACCCTTTGCGTTCGATTTCCTCTCTCAGTTGCTCAAGCGTGAATGGTTGTCCGTTGCGTCTCAGGATCGTATACGCATTTACCTCTTCACCAAACTTGCGTTCCATTTCTTCCTGATCCTTGTATCGTTCCGGCCACACCTTGTATAGCGTCCTGTAATGCTCAAATCCACCCTTGATGCAGCGTCCTCCGCAATTAGCGTGAGAGAATCCAAGGCCGTACATGCGCGGAATCTTGATTCCCCATTCTTTCTCAATCACTTTTTGGTAGTAGTCGTTGTGGAGGTTCGTTTGCCCTTTGATGTGAAGTTTGATCAGAGGGAACCTGCATTTCACAAGCTCCAGGCAATTATGGGCGTAGTTCTTTGCAATCCTGGGTGCCCGTTCTCTTTCCTTGTAGCCGATCCCAAAATACAGGACTGGTTCGAATCCCTGCAGCCTCAGATTTTCAACAAACAGCACTGTTTGCTTCATTTTTAGATCCTTTGAGCAAGGGGCTGTGCCGAAGTTTCCCATGAACCTGTGATCAAAAAATACTTCTTCTGGAGTTCTGCCATCTGCTGTGATCGTCATTGGCAAGCCAAGGTGATCAGATACTTCAGACATAAATCGATAGTTGTCTTCGTCCTCCCAAAGCGTGTCTGTGAAGAACAGGATCGTGTTCTCCTTGCCGTATGTCTGGATGACCCAATGGGCGAGATATGCCGAGCTTAATCCAGTTGAAAACATGACCACATGCTTTGTCTGCCGCACTCTTCTCACCGCCTTGTTTTACATAATTGAGCTAGTGTACCCTACAGGCGTCCATGGACACTCCTATCCGAATTGACCCAAAATACCTTCATTTTTGCACTTAACGAACCGTCAACCCACGCCTCGAAACTCTTATATTCGGCCATTTCTTTAACTTTTGCCCGGAGCCGTTGAATGCGTGTATCACCGAATCCAAACTCTTCTCGCAATGCTTCTTCAATCAACCAGGTAGCGCGATCGACTGCTTCCTCAGCTGCTTTTTCAAAGTCGGAAAGTTTGACCGGAATGACCGTGTTTTTGTTCCTGATCGGTGGCTTCTTGTGCTTCTTGCGTTTTGACATTCACTGCCCCCCTTTGCCTAACCGATGTAAACCAGTAACTTTTCCCCTATCGCTCTGGTTGTCTTTCTGATGGTCATTGGACTTTTACCCATATCACTACAAATGTCTCTTTGACTTTTACCCATGAGCAAGTGACCCACAATTTCTATTTCATAGCCTGAAAGTGTGCTTATGAAATCTATCATTTCTACAGAAGTGAAGTCTTCTTGAACAGGAATAGAGTCTATGACACGTATCTTGTCATTCCGCTGGATTGGTAGAAGCTCATCCAATGAAACTATTTTCCTCGTCAGGAAGTCCTTCGCATTCTCTACATACTCGATAGAGCATCCTAGGGCTTTGGCAGCGATGCGTGATTCTGCGTCCAGTAGTCCTCCATCTTGAATGTTTGCTGCCACTTCCATGACTCGCCGTGGAACATGAATCAATCCGCTATGGTCACGCAAAAAATTTTGGATATATCCTTCGACGTAACTGAAGGCAAAGGTTGAAAATTTGCATGCCCTCTCAGTCGTTGGATCGAACTTATGAAAAGCTTTCATCAGACCTATACAGCCATTTCCAAACATGTCATCGTATTCAATGCGTATTTTTGCCGCGCGTTTCTTGAACCGCTGGCAAACGCTGTGCACGATGTTGATGTTTTTGGGAATCACGTCGTTTTTGTGTCCGAGGTGTGGATTGATGTCTCTGATGACCTCCATATCCTTTCGATCTCCCTCAGCTTTCTAAATTCGTTGAAGATGTCATCCTTCAACTGTCGTAGTTCCTCTACTACCTCTTCCAAGGACTTCGCTTCCGATCCCAGTGCAGCGACGTCAATAAGTGCGATACACGCTCCATGCAACGTACCGTAGTACCTTGGTTCCTTCCACTCGTATCGATCGTCCACGCCCTCTTTAGTGGACTTGATCAGCTTGCGTTCCTCGATGATAAAGTTGTGGTTGCCGTCATGTGTAATGCGGTATTTCTCATTGATGTGAATTTCCATCTAACGTCATCCTTTCCGAGAGAGCAGAGCCCTGATTAGAAGGGCTCCTGTTCTCCGGCTGCTTGTTGTGCTTCTTCAAACTCTTTGGCTGCACGGTCAGCGCCTGTCAGCTCCACGATCCCATCCGCTCCTGCCTTGTATTCGATGCCTTCGTGAACATCGTCGATATTCATCTGCCCTTCCTCAACACCTTCTTCGTCCGGTTCGCAGTACTCTGCGGTCAGTTCGATAACTTCTAAGCCGACTAAGCGCTGAATTTGTATCCATTTCTCTTCTTTGATGTCCTTTTCAATGTCGATTGTTAGCACGATTTTCTTTTGTTGATTGTTAATCGTGCGGATAGCTGCCTTTTGCTCTACTTTTGTGTTCGGTTTGGCTTGTTCACCAAATGTCAGAAGAGCAATACTGTTCTTTTTCAGTTCAGCCAGAATGTTCAATTGCTCATCTTCAATGTCCAAGTCCAGATGCAGTGTCAGGACACGCTTTTTCAGTTGATTCTCAGCCTTTACCATTTTTGAAAGTACAGTCGTTTGCATCAGTTACACGCTCCTATTTCTTAGATTTCTTCGTAACTGGATTTTTCATTGCACCAATCACTTCTCGCTGATGGGATACAAGTTTCTCTTGGTTGAAATACCCTCTGACAATTTGAGCAACCGTGAAAGCATCACGAACGTTGTCCGATTTATTTTCGTATCCATATCGCTTGAACAGCCCTAAAGCAACTTCTGTTTTATCTGCAGTGCCTTTCCCAGTGGCAAATTTCTTTACTTGTGTTGGTGCTGGTTCAATGTAATGAATACCTTTTTTGAATAAGGCGATCCGAAGAGCCCACCCAAGTCCATATTGAAAGTCAACACCTTGCCCTTTAGAAGCAAATGAAAATCCCTCTATTCCCACTCGATCGCCAAGTTGTATTTTTGAAACGATGTAGTCAATTAGCGATGACATTCGTTGTGGATCCGCGCCTTCTTTGGTGACTTCTTCCGACTCGATAACTGAGCCCTCTTCATCCAAAATGACTAACCCCGTTTTTGTTGATGGGTCAATTCCTACGTACCTTGCCACGTTTTTTCCTCCTCACTTTAATAACCGTGCCTTCCCATATCCGATTGCCCTTGTAGTCGATCATCCCGCGTTGTCTGTAGTCTTCCAGCCTGATTCGGATCTGCTCGTCATCCGAGAAGTAAACACCCTTGACTAGGTCGCCTAGGAAAATCTCTCCGAAAGCTTCGATTTTTCGTAGCAGCGGACAGTACCGCTTTCTCATATCGCCGCCTGGATGTTGAAACAACTCCCATCATGCGAAGCCGTCCATGGCATTTTCATTTTCCCCAGCACTTCGGCAAGGATTTGAAACTCCGCAAATGTTTGGACTGTTGTTACACCGATGCTCATCAACTCAGAGACAGAAAATCTTAGATCAAGTGGCTCGCACTTAGCTTTGTATTGGCGAAGCTCAATCTCCAATGACTCCGCCTTTGCCTGCGCTTCCACTCGTGCTTTATTCGCACCGTCGAGTAAAGATTGGTATTTAGAAATCTGCTCGTCTTTACTCACTAGAGCTTCTTCGAGCTCTTTTACAACCGGCGAATCTGGTGTTGTTGGTTTATTTTCAGTTTCCGGACGTTCCTTTGGTACGGCAGTGAACTTTGGGTTCGGCTTCATCTGGTAACCTTTTAAGCCATTCTCTTTCTTCCATTCACCAATAGCTGCTGGATACCCGATGCCGAATCGCTCTGCGATTTCCTTGTCGCGGATCCGCTGCTCTTTCAGCTCCAGGTATATTTCTTTTGTCAGCTCTTTTGGAGGTTCACTTACCTCTGAAACCTCCGTCTTTTCTGCGGGAGTGGTGCGGTTTCTCAGCTTGTCCAGATCAATTCCATACTTGATCGCCCATTCTTCTTGTTCTTCAGGTGGCAGATCGAGGATGTGAATAGTTTTTTCGTCTCCCTGAAACACTTGCCGCATTTCCTTTTCCCTGCTCAACACTGGCTGTCCCATGAGTTACCCTCCCTGACCGTTTTTAACCGCCATATGAGGCGACGATTCTTTGTGCTATTTACAGCACAAGATTTGTGCATTAATCCCCTAGAAACGGCGTTAGAGCGTTAAGAGGTGTAAATATTCATAGGCGGCAACACTTACCGTTTTCTCGACATGATAAAGTGTCCACTTTCAATCCGAACCACTTCATACCGATCGCTGTAGCCGTAAGATAACCAGCACGTCTTCAGTTCTTCCCGGCGTTGTTGAGGTTCTGTAATTTGCAAAATCCATTCGGGGATCGGTATGCGCGTTGGCACCTCGCTTACGAGCTCACCATCTTTCGCCTTTTTCATTCGCCACCTCGGCCATTGTGGTTTGTTTATTTTCCAGTGAAATGAATTTGTTGTATTCCTTTATGAATGCAAGTTCCACGGTGCCAGTAGGACCGTTCCGCTGCTTCCCAATGATCAACTCTACAACATTCCTTATCTCAGATTCCCGGTTGTAATAATCATCCCGGAACAGAAAGGCGATAATATCGGCGTCCTGCTCGATTGACCCTGACTCGCGAATGTCCGACAACATTGGGCGTTTGTCCTGACGCCCTTCAACCTTTCGACTCAACTGCGAGAGTGCAATGACAGGGACGTTCAACTTTCGGGCTATCCCCTTCAAGGCCCGAGATATCGCGGAAACCTCTTCCTCGCGATTTCCGCCGCGCCCCACGATAAGCTGCAGGTAGTCGATCAAGATCAGCCCAAGGCCACGCTCTTTTTGCAACCTCCGACACTTGGCTAGAATGTCCGCCGTGGTGATGCCTGGGGTATCGTCGATAAATATCGGAGCCTTAGCCAGAGAGCCCACCGCATGAGTGATCTTCTGCCAGTCGTCTTCCTCCAGCCAGCCAGTGCGTATCCGTGAGGCGTCCACATTACCTTCCGAGCAAATCATCCTCGTCATCAGTTGCGTAGCAGTCATCTCCAGCGAGAAGATCGCCACCGGCTCCCCTGTCTTGATCGCGACATTCTGTGCCACATTCATGGCGAACGCCGTCTTCCCTACAGATGGCCGCGCTGCCAAGATAATCAGGTCGCTGCGTTGGAATCCAGAGGTCATCTTATCCAGATCCGGGTAGCCAGACGGTACCCCTGTAACCGCTCCTTTGTTCTGGCTTGCTATCTCTATTTGGTCATACGTTTCCTCAAGAACTGCCTTCGAGCTCTTGAATCCGCTCGTACCAACCTGCCGCTGCTCCATATCACTGAGTTTCTGCATCGCGTCTGCCAGAAGTTTGCCGGTTTCCCCTTCTTGTCCACCTTTCGTGGCCAGCGTGTGCCCAAGTAAGATGATTTGCCTGCGCAATGCATTTTCTCGAACGATCTTTGCGTAATGAACTGCATTTTCTGCTGTCGGGACTGATGAGGCGATCTGAGTGAGATACGGTACACCGCCACTATCATTCAATTGCTTAAGGCCTATGAGAGTATTTGTGAGTGTCACCAAGTCGATTGGCTCGTCCGCTTCGTACATGTCCACCATTGCCGCGAAAATCATGTTGTGTTGCGGAAGGTGAAAGTCCCCTGGAGACAATAAATCGGTTAGCGAGTGAAGCACTTCCTGTTTTATCAATACAGCTCCAAGGACTGACTGCTCAGCTTCTTGGTTGTAAGGAAGGTTGATCATATCTGCTTCAGCCTCCCTTGCAGCCATTGTTGATTATCCGCATGTTTGTCAAAGCGTTTGCTATCAGCCTTCATCTGGATCTGGCCTGCCGTGTCGGCAATGATCCGCTCCATCAGGCGTGTTCCCCAACCTTTTTGCTTGGCGTTAATCTTGGCTTCCAGTTCGTTGATTGTGAGATTCGACCCATACAAGATAGGTTTCTGTCCTTGTCGGGAGTTGAGCACCGTGAACAAATCTCCTATCTCCCAGTCTGCTGGGATGTCTGCCCCGATCTCATCGATTACCAGGACGTCGCAGGATCGATATGCTTCCAGAACTTCTGCCTTTGCCCAAGTTGGCTTTGCTCGATCTATCAGCTTAATCCCCGTGGTATAGATTACGCTGTGACCCCGGCTACGGAGGTAGTTTGTTACTGCAGAAAGGAGGTGTGACTTGCCGCTGCCATTGTCTCCATAGCAGTAAAAACCTCTTGCACCCCATTCCGCCATGTTCTCGGCGAAGTCTTTGGCCACCTGAAATCCGGTTGCTGTGCCTTGATTCGGTTGAAAGGC